CAGGTCACGTTTCCCTACGCTCCTGGTTAGACAGGCTTACTACGGGCGAGTTCCGCTGGTGTGTCATCCCGACATGACCAGCTTCGTAAGTTCGGTGACTTGACATTATCATGGGGGTGGATGGTGATAGTGTCAGTTTTTGTAACAGGACAAAGTCTTTTAGATATTTGTTTTTAGATATGGAGAATATATGCCTACTGTCGATGATGTGATGCGGACTGTTACAAGATTAGGTAACGATGCTCTTGTTGCTCAAGCCCGTTTTGCGTTGGAGAGTGCCGGGATCTTCCTAACTCCTGATATGTGTAAGGCAGCTTTTTGTGCAGCAGCGCACATTGTTGAGCTTGCTGAGCGTTCTTATGATGTCGGATCGTTGACAGCGGGCGAAATGGTCGCCACCCAGTCGGTAGGTTCGCTATCTATGCAGATTTGGGCCACCCTTCACGACCTGACGTCAGGCAAAGATCTGATATGACGTTGCGTAAAGCGTTTGATGACGCTGATGACATCATTGAAGGTATCAAGGGCCGCCGTCCGACCCAGGCTAAGTCCACTCGTGTGGTCGAAGACATGGATGAGATCGTTGTTATTTCCAAAGGTGAGGTGCAGCAAGCCAAACGTGCGTCCCGTGCGGCCGACATTGAAGAGGTTCGAGTCAAAAAGGTGCTCGAAAAGGAAGAAAGACGCAAGTCAGCGGAACAATTAAAGGTTTTAGGGCAAGATCTGCTCGCTTCAGGGGTCGCATCACGGGAAATTCTCCCCAAATTGGCTCAATCCATCATTGTTGACCTCGGTTTGCGCCTGGTTAGCAACGAATGGGAGATCAAGTCAGCTGAAGAAGCCACAAAGGTGGCAAAGATTTGGTATGACATCCTCAGGTTGGAGTCCGGCCAAGCGACAACGATCAACGAGAACCGCACCGGGAACCCCGAAGACCGTTTGTCACGCCTAGAGGAGCTAAGATCAGAAGCCAAAGCCCGTGTCGAGGCGGGCTTGCGTGCAATAGGGGACGGAAATAGCGGATGATCTTTTATGTGGGGACAGACCACCCTTCGTGGTTATGGAAAGAACCAATTAAATATCCATTGTTTATATCTAATCGTGCGCTCAGTAGATATAAAAGCTTCAAACCAGCAGATAAAGCCTGGTCACTTGATTCGGGTGGGTTCACCGAACTAAATATGTACGGCACATGGGTGACAACACCCGAACAGTACATCCAGCAGATTCGACGCTACATCAGCGAAATAGGTCATCTAAACTGGGCAGCACCACAAGATTGGATGTGCGAACCTCAAGTTTTAAAAAAAACTGGTTTTACAGTCCCTGAGCATCAGCTATTGACTGTTCAAAATTTTCAACTACTACGCCACCTAGCACCCGACCTGCCGATCATCCCGGTGCTACAAGGGTGGGAACCCGAAGATTACTTTCGCCACCGTGACCTTTACGCCGAACACGGCATTGACTTAACAGCAGAACCGCTAGTTGGCATGGGAACATTCTGCCGTCGAGCATCACTTCGCCCAGTTCAACGTATTGTCAGAGAACTATTTGACGACGGAATAAAAATGCACGGTTTCGGTGTTAAGTCAGATGGTTTGCCCGCTATAGGGGATTTCTTAGCATCATCGGACAGTATGGCCTGGTCGTTCACAGCTCGTCGAGAAGACCGCAATTTGTGTGGAATACCTCATGTTTCACCCCGATGCCACCATTGTCGCAAATGGGCTACTATGTGGGCTGATAAAACGACAGCAAAGATCGGGTCGTCACCAGTACAACTTGAATTTGCATACAACTAGGAGAACCATGAACAAGAAAATTGTTGCGGCTCTTGTCGCATATACGGCAAGTATCCCACTAGCTAACTGGATGATTGACCATATTGGTACACAATCTTTCCCCGGCGGCCCACATACCATTCCAGTCGGCTTTGGCTACGACGCACCATCGGGAACACTTATGATCGGCTTTGCACTATTTGCTCGCGACATCATTCAACGTACCGCAGGAACAAAAGCAGCCGTCATGGCTATTGCGCTAGGAACTGTTGTCTCGTTCATTGTTGCAAGTCCAGCCCTGGCAACCGCATCAGTCATTGCTTTCGCATTGGGAGAATTAGCAGACTTTGTTGTTTACACACCGTTACAAAAGAAGCGTTTAGTTCTTGCTGTCATTGCTTCAGGGTTTATTGGTGGAATCATTGACAGTCTGATATTTCTTCAGATTGCTTTCGGATCGACACAATTTTGGCAAGGGCAGATTATTGCTAAGACCGCAGTATCGCTAGTAGCTGGTGCATTTATATATGCAGGAAAGAAAAAACTTAATGAACTTCCTGTCTGATGACGAGTTTGGTCAGCTCACCGGGGCCGAACAAGACGAATACCTACGCCTGCTTGAAATAGACCTACAAGCGTGGAAACTGACAGGCAACAAACGCCAAGAGAAAGCACACGCCCTCGTTAAGAAGGTTGACTGGCTTCTCTATGGTGGTGCAGCTGGTGGTGGCAAATCCGAGCTACTTGCCTACCATGCACACGAACTATCAGCCAAATACCCCGGTCACCGCACGCTCCTAGTGCGAACCGCGCTTCCCGAACTGCGACGATCACTCATCATCCGATCCCAAGTCCGATACGCCCAACTAAACGTGGATGCAGCCCTACGCTCCATTGACAACGTTAAAGCCTGGTGGTACGGCAACGGATCAGTTATCGAATACGGATTCTGCGCCCGTGACGAAGATGTCGGTCAATATATGTCTGCCGAGTACGACTTCATCGGTTTTGACGAAGCAACCCAGTTCACCCCCTACCAAATGCTAATGATGTCGGGCCGACTCCGAACCAGCCGAAAAATGACTGCATTAGGCGTACGAACCCACGTTATGTTTGCAACCAACCCTGGCGACCGTGGACACACATTCCTATATAAAATGTTGGTACAGCCCACCCAGCACGGCAAATACGCTGTTGTCTACGATGTCCGAGAAGGATTTGAAAATCCCGAAGTAGTACGCCGAGTCGAACTCCCCGACGACCCAGCAGAGATAGACAAACTAGAAATACCCCACGACCCCACCGACCACCTCATCGTCGCGTTCGTACCGTCAACCGTGGACGACAACCCCCACATTGACCCCACATACCGCAAACACCTATCAATGCTCCCCGAAACAGAACGCAAACAAAAACTGTTAGGCGACTGGGACACCTTCACCGGGCAATACTTCTCCGAATTCAACAGAGAAACCCACGTCATACCACCATTTGAAATCCCAGCAGAATGGCCACGCTACCGAGGAATCGACTTCGGAACAGCAAACCCCTACTGCTGCCTATGGGGAGCCTGGGATCCAGCCGACGGAACCTGCTACGTCTACCGAGAGGCATACCAAAAAAACCTCACCGCAGCACAACAAGCCATGCAAATCAAAGAAATGTCCAAAACCAGCGACGGCAAAAACGAACGCATCACCGCCACCGTCATCGACCCATCCACATACAGCAACGTCCAAGGCTTAGGACAAACAGTCGCAGGCGTATACAGCTCACTAGGAGTCAACGTCAGTCGAGCCAAAAACGCCCGTATCTCAGGCTGGCAAAACGTCCACCGCTACCTGCAACCAGGCGTTATCAACGATGAGCCAAAATTAAAAATTTTCTCTACTTGCGAGCATCTGCTCCGCACCCTGCCCGCTATGCGCCACGACAAAACAAAAGTAGAAGACGTAGACACCGACGACGAAGACCATGCAGTAGACGCACTCCGATATCTGCTAGCCTGCCGTCCGTACAATGAAATCACCCGCAAACATAAACACGCCACCTATGATGCGGAAGGTAGAGTACAAAGGTTCATGGAGAAGTTGGACAAAACAAAAAAGCGGAGATGGTAATGAGAATCGTTGACAACTACAATTATTTGCCAGGTTGCTGTTGGATCTGTCGAGGGGTCGCCAAACCGATCATTGACATGGAACTAGACCTAGACGGACACAACAATCCCGACGACGCAAACCCGTCAGCAAACACCCGTCTCTACATTTGTGCCGACTGTGCGCTAGAACTAGCTCGCATGGTTGCACCAGCCCGTTCGGTAGAAACACGCCGACTGGGAGAATACGCAGCAATGGAACGGCTCGCCAAAGAAATGGGTGACCGGGCAGAAGTTGCCGAAGAACGCCTAGCCTTGATCGCAGGAGCAATCGTGGGTGTAGACTCACAACCTGTAGAGCAGGCAGGCCCTACAAGTCAACTCGACGAGGATGACCCGCCGTTAGGCTCCGCACGGCCCGATGTAGCAGGTTCACCCCTTACCAGCAAGCGAGGTCGTCCTCGTCGGGAAGACACCCCCAAACCCGAAATAGATACTGATTTTGTTGGTGATCTGTGATATTTGCAGCGTTCAGCCTTGTCGCCCTACTGGGTATTGTCCTGTTGTTACTACGCGAGAACCGTAGATTGACTAATCTATTGTTGGCAAAGAATCCATCAGCAGCCATCGCAGCTGAAAAGTTCTCTAAGTCAACAAAGAAAGAACAAGTCGATCCTCGGTCACGAACATCGTGGCAGTCACCAACTGAAGGCGTAGGGCCATGAAACCTTGGGAACCACCCAAACCAGCAGATGTCATTGACCTGTGGAACAAAGCCGACCGTTATCTGTTAAAAGAACGCCGGGACTACTGGATGAACGCATCCTACAACAGCGGTCAACAATGGATTTGGTGGGATCAAACCCGCAACATCGTGCAAGAACTGGACTACGCCAACGACAACGAACGGTACACGCGTATCACCGTAGACAAGTTTGGGCCTCGCACAACAAACCTTCTATCCCGAATGACGCGCTCCCCACTCGTATGGGAGATCGAGCCATCAGGAACCGATGACGCATCAGCTCGTCGTCAACGTCTACAAGAACAACTTCTCCTATCGGAAGCCACAGAACAAGACTGGGCTGACATTCGTGAAGAACACCTTCTCCAAGTTCTATATGGTGGATCAGCAGCCGTATCTATTGAATGGGATCCTCAACTAGGCAAGATCGTCGCCACCGACCCCGTGACCGCTATCCCGATCCCCGCTGGTGGCGTACGCCTTACACCTCTTGGTATCAGCGAATTCTGTTTAGAACCAGGTTCACAGTCAGTTGATGACGCTCGCTACTGGATCAAATGTGTTGCTCTACCCCCTGAGCAGGTCAAAGAACGCTACGACCTTGACTTTGATCCCGTACCTGACGCTGAAGCATCATTGTCTTCACGCCACCGCACATTGCTCTCGCGTCGACCACAAGGTCAACCACCCCGACTTACCCTTGTTTACTGCTACTACGAACGCCCGACCAACCGTACCCCTGGTTGCGTAGTCCACGTCGTAAACAACAAGCAGGTATACGCCTACGGCAACGGTCAAGGCTGGCCATTCCCATTCCCCCGCCTCAACATCGCTATTGGTATCCAGCGCAAAATCCCTCGCACATGGGTCGGAAACACACTTCTCACCCCGGCACGAGACATCCAGTATGCCTACAACCGTGCGCGCTCAACCATCCTTGAACATATGCGTAAAGCTGCTAACGCTCGACTTATGGTTCCCGCAGGATCAATTGAAGACTCCGACACCATTACGACCGATCCCGCCGATGTGCTTGAATACAACGCTGAACTGGGCGAACCGCATTGGCAATCAGCACCCGAAGTCCCCCGCTGGATCAGTAACGAAGCCGCACAACTTGAAGCAGAGATGGACGACATCTTCTCAACCCACGCTGTTTCTCGTGGTCAAGCCCCCGGCGACCGTAACTCAGGACTCGCGCTATCAGTATTGGCTGAAAAGGACGATGGCCCACTAGCACCGATGGCACGAAACCAGTCGGCTGTTTGGGCGCGTATTGGTCAAATGACTTTGCAGTTATACCGTGCCTACGCCCAGCAATCAGGCATGGTGCGATCACAAACGATCACCACCCAACAAGGATCGACCGTCCAGTTTGAATGGACAGCACAAGACATTGACGAAACACCACAAGTCAAAGTCCCATTAGACGCGACAGCACCACGATCCAAGATCGCAACACAGTCCGTCATCACATCGCTGGCACAAACATTCCCCGCAGCATTCCAAAACATTGACGGCCCAAGCCTGTCAAGACTGCTCGACCTACCCGACCCCAAAGGTTTCATGGCATCAGCCGACCCCGATGTCGCCAAAGCCGAATGGGAAAACGGACTACTCATGCAGGCAACCCCTGTCATGCCAGCAGACTTTGACGACCACGCCAAACATATTGCCCAACACAACCGTGAGCGCAAATCCCCTGCATACGAGCTTGCAACCCCCGATGTTCGACAGGCAATTGATGTTCACGTCCAAGCCCACCAAAAGCTGGCCGCCGACGAAGCAGCCGCACAACTCGCAGCACAGCAACAGATGCCGGGATCAGAAATGCTCCCGCAAGCCAATGAAGCACCTGGATCATTGGTTCCACAAATACAAAACGGACAGCCAGGATTACCACAGGAGATGCCACCACAATGACCGACTTTAACCCCGAAGGTGTAGTGGATACTGCGCCATTAGAAGGTTCAGAAGCCAGTTCCACCGATGTCAATTGGGAAGACAAATACCGATCAGAAGTAGCTGACCGCGTCAAAGAACGCGAACGCTACAAGCCGATTGCACAAACCTTCGCCAAGATGCACCCCGACGACGCTCGCGCCGTACAAGAATTCGCTAACGCTTTCGCGTCAGGCGACACCGACACCGCTGTCCGATGGATGGTTGACAACGCACGAACCCTCGCCGGGGAACGCTTTGACACCTTCATCAGCCCCCAAGCACAAGCAGCTATCGGTCAACAAGCCATCCAAGACGGCCAGTCAGCAGGACTAACCCCAAGTCAGGTTGAACAGCTCGTCGAGCAACGGATGAACCAGTTCGCCCAGGCTCAAGTACAAACACAATACGAACGCCAAATTGAGGAGACGCTCGCACAACATGGACTTCAACCCGATACACCGTTGGCGACAGCAGCAATCGTCGCAGCATCCCGTCGATCCGACCTTGATCTTTCCATGGCAATTCGTGAAATGGAAGATCAAGTTCTTGCTCAGGCCCAGCAGATCGCAGCGCAGCGTTCAGCGGCAGGTAGCCAAATGGGGACACCCATCGTCAATGGGCAAGCCTCAACCAACCTCGCAGGACAAAACATGACCCCCCGTGACCGGGCTATGGCACGACTTGAACAAAACGGTTTGAACTAACCATTTGACAAACAGTAGTTGTGGTGGTGTAGCATTCTTTCGTGTCTCGGATGAGGCGCACCACATACAACCACATAACATCGGAAGATGCAAGGCAACGCTGGATGGCGTGAACCATTGTCAAGGTTGTGAACCCCCACATTCACCTACTTTCTTAAAGGAAACCCATCATGCCCGCAACACTCTCAACAGTCGATGCCATTCTCAAGGACGACTACAAGGAATATCTCGACAACCTCAACGAGGCGAACTTCATTCTCTCGCAGGTTGAAACCCGCAAAGACACCGTCCAGGGTCGTATCGCCCGCCACGCAGTCCACCTCGGACGCTCAAGTGGTGTTGGCGCACGAGCCGAAAACGGAACTTTGCCAACCGCAGCAAACCAGTCGTACGCAACCGTCCCGGTTCCCGTGCGCTACGTCTACGGACGCATCCAACTTTCAGGCCCGACCATCAAGCAGGCAGTCACCGACCGTGGCGCATTCATTGATGCTTTGGACGCTGAAATGGAAGGCATCAAGAAGGACGCAATGAAGGATGTCAACCGTCAGTTGTGGGGTACGTCAAACGGCGTTATCGCACAATGTGGCACGACCACTTCAGCAACGACCGTCGTTCTTGCCTCAACCACAGGTTCAACCGCACTTCGCCAGTTGTTCTTTGATGGTGGCATGATTGTTGACATCGGAACCGTCGCATCCCCGACAACCGTTGCATCAGCTCGTACCATCACTTCGGTGGACGAAACCAACAAGACCATCGCTATTTCGGGCGCAGCAGTCACGACCTCGTCGTCACACTTCGTGTTCCGTAGCGGTGCAGGTGGAGCTTCCAGCAACACAGGTCAGCCTGGCGACGGACAGATCGAATTGACTGGTCTTCAAACCATCGTTGACGACACCGCAGTCCTTCACACGATCAACCCTTCGTCACAGCCAAAGTGGAAGTCCTATGTGAACAGCAACAGCGGAACCAACCGTTCAATCACCGAAACCCTCATTACTGGCTCCATTATGAAGACCCTCACCAACTCAGGTAAGAAGCCTTCGTTGTTGGTTTCGGCTGAAGGTGTCAACTTGGCCATCTCTAACTTGCTCTTGAGCCTCAAGCGCAACATGGAGCAGACCAACTTGAAGGGTGGCTACGCAGGCATCCAGTTCTACAGCCCGTCTGTCAGCGGCAAGGGTGATGAAGCCCCGACCGCCTTGTACGCAGACTTCGACTGCCCGAACAACCGCCTGTACGGCATCAACCCCGACGTGTTGGTTTACCACCAGGTTGGCGACGGATTCCAGTTCATGGATCTTGACGGTGCAGTTATGAACCGTAAGCCTGACACGGATGCCTACGAAGCAACCTTGTACGCCTACGGCGAACTTGCTTGCAAGCAGCGCAACGCCCACTTCGTCATCAAGGACATCACCGAGGTGAGCATCTGATGGCAGCTTCAGTCAGTATCACAACTGGCCCTGAAGTACCGGGAAGCCGTAAGGAAGTCGTGGGTGTTATCACTTTCGACAGTTCGTACGTTACTGGTGGCGAAGCAGTCACTTTGGCGCAGTTGGGTCTTTCACGACTTGACTACCTCATCGTGACCGCTGTCAACGGAAACATCCCTGCCTGGGACGGCTCAACCTCATCTCCAAAGGTCAAGTTGCTTTGGGTGGACACCACCACCGACG